ATTATATATTGACATCATTGCATCAATGTTTTATATTATTAATATACTTAATTAAGTCATGAACATACAGGTTGTTATTATATGATGTATTTTCAACTTTCTTATGTTCTATATACGCATTTATAGCTGGATCCAGTATCTTATTATCCCCATGCATAACCAGACAGAATATACTATGTTCAATCGTTGCAGATATCTACGCAGCTATATTATGGCTGCCATATTGTGCTCTCTTTTGCTTGTTATATAAGTTGACAGATGTTACAATATGTTTATAAGTATATTATATATTGATTTCATAGCAGTTCTGTTTGTTGTTTTCACATTAACACTCATTTATTTACTATATTTACTAAAGGAGGTTCTGCTTATGAGATCTAACGATAATATCTATATCCAGCATAAAACTAAGAATGATGATAACTCATCTACTACTACCAAAAGATATAGTGACAATGTATTCTTGCTGTTATCGAAGCTGTAGATGAATGTATTAAAGATGATGTACTATCTGATTTCTTCATAAAACACAGGGACGAGGTGATTGACGTGAGTATTTTTGAATATGATGAATCAGAACATTGATGTTGATAGTTATATCCAGAATATGGATCTAAAATAAAATTACTACATCTTTGAATATAATAGTTTTTCTTTAGATGTACAACAACATTATATTTTTTCAGTGTTATGCACATCTATCGCACTTGTTACAGTATTGACAATACCGATAACTGCTCTGTCTCTATTAACCTGGATAACATCATATTCATCATAATAAAGATTAAATGTTCTATCTGTATCATAATCAACATTAAGAAGCACTCTTACCTTATCACCGGCTTTTATATCAGATATGTCAGTTTCAGATTCTTCATTGCTTTCACCATCTGAACTGTCGCCTGCTGATACAATACATCCATCATTAACCCAACCTGTTCCGTCATTAATAAGATATGGATTGGAAGCCCAGGGAATAACCCTTGTTATCATTCCACCTGTGAATCCGCTTGATGGTGTAAGTGCATCTTCTGATGTTGATGAAGCATATATTGCATTATACTCAACGGAATCCCCTATCTGGTACTGCAACTGCTCTGTATCAGTATTAGTATCTTCATTGACATTATCGTTGTCCTCAACATTATCATCTCTATGATCATATTCATTTGCTCTTGTAAGCATATCATAGACTTCATCTCTCATAATATCGTAATCTACCCTTGTGCCATCTGCAAGATAATAATCACTGCTTTCCTGTGACATAGCGAATTTATCCTCGCATATCCCTCCATCATCATTCCAATGTGCTTCCCAGATAAGAGCGCCATGCTCTATAAGCTCATCTACATTCATGTAGTCATTTAACCAGCTGTGACTTGCATAGATACCCTTTGCAGTTACGTCTGATAACGCGTCAAGCCATGTAAGTGCAAACTCCTGTGTATCATGGTAATCAATGTCATGCTCAGCCTTATAGCCGTCTGCATCTTCAATATCAAGCCATAATCCCATAACTGGATTGCACTTATTAAACCACTCTCTGATATGTGCTGCTTCACTCAGCGACTGTTCATTATTGCCAGCATACTGATAAATATATAATCCGTACGGAATACCTCTCTTCTCACATTCATCTATATATGTCTGTGCCATGCTGTCGCACTGGCTGCACTCGTTGTCATCCTCGCTTAAGTCACTACCAAAGGCGCAACGGATTATAACATAGTCAAAATTAGCTGCAATATAATCAAAATCAATATTTCCCTGGTGTCTGCTTATGTCTATTCCTCTTTTCATAATCTTATTCCTCGCTTTCTTTTTATATATTTCCGCTATGTGTGCATATAAAATAGCACACATAGCGATTACTACATGTGCTTACTAACTAATATATTTTTCGTTGTTTACTTCTGTTTTACTGGTTGTATCTGCAAGCTCGTCATCATCCGGTAACTCATCCGTATATTTGTTTAAAAACTTTTTTACATACAGCCATACCTTTTTAACTGGTAGTCCGCACAAGGCCATATTCTTTAATATACTTACAACCTCATACGCTATGTACAATAATGCAAAAAAACCAGATATACCAATGCTTTCTCCAATATATCGTCTTACTTCCTCCGGTAAGAAGCAAATCATATTAAAGCCAGTTATGTAGTCCACCAATGCAAGCATCAAAATTGATATAATCATAGCGCACTTGCGGATAGCTCCATCGATGCCAAATCCACTATTAAACTTATGATACTTTATAGCTCTTAACACCCCAAAGAATGTATCAATTATTACTGCTATGATAACAAGCTGAATCAGCTTATCATGTAATGCTGTTGTGCATATTTCTGTTAAAATTGTCATAACCTAAATTCCTCCTATTTCACTTCTTAATTTTGCCGCTGCATTAATTTTCATTGCTACCTGGCTGTTGTCTAATTCTTCAACAGCCATATGCTGCTTAAGCTGTCCGAATAAATCATATATTACCTCTGCCTGCATTTTTATGATTGTATTCTGAATATCAATGATTTCAACACTACTTAACATATGCTTCACCTGTTATGTATTTATAATCATCTTTGCTTATTTTACCGCTGACAACTCTTTCTTTTACCTGTTCTTCTGTAACCTCTCCTTTTGCATAAAGCCTTTTGAGTACAACTGCAAATGTGTTCATTATAATACCCCCTCTTCCATTAACTGTAATGTGTAAGCTTCGACCGCTTTGTCAGTATCTATCTGTTCAAAGCTCTTAAGCATCTCATATTCAGATACGCTTATTTCTCTGCTTTCACATTCATAGTCTGTGTATGCAGCCATTGTATCTGTTGCTTCGTGTTCCACAGCTTTAATATTACGGCGCTGTATTAAAGTGTCAGGCGCAATAAGCTGTGTTTCGTCTGGTTGTGTTGCACATCGTTCTGTTATCCATTGTTTCATCGTTCTGCCTCCTTTTTAGTTTTGATACAATCTTTTTCAGATTTTTTATATTTATATATGGCTTTATATACATTCTGTACGCATCATACGTATTCGTACAGCTAAACCAGCCTATATAACTTAATAATGCTACTATATACTTATAATAATATCCTCTTCTTAGAGCTTTAGCCTTTCTAATTTTATTAACAAGTCTTGTTGCAGATATAAGAATATTTTTTCTTATAATTGTCTTATTCCTATAAAACAAGAATCCCATAAAATCTAATGGACATCCCATTATCCTTTTACCCTCATAATGCATCCTGCATATCTGATAATTGTGTTTGAGCTTCAGTCTGTATCTCCTTCCAAGAATCTGTTTTATGTCACATAAAACCTTTCTTAATTTCTTTTTTGAACTTGAAAATATAGTCATATCATCCATATACCTCACATACACGTTGTATTCAGATAATATGAACTTATCAAGATATTCAAGCATATAGTTGGCTAACCATTGACTTATATAAAAGCCTAGTGGAATACCTTTCTTAAATCCTGTAAGACATGCTCTTATTACATGTAAAAACCATTCATCTTTTATCCGTGTCTTTAACTCTTTAAAAAGAATATCTACGCGAATATTATTATAAAAATGGCGGATATCAATTTTCAGAAAATACTTCATTCCCTTTGTATCTTTTCTTAACCATCTTTCTATCTGCCGTTTTCCATAATGTGCTCCTCTTCCTGGAAAAGAACCACAGGAAAACTCATATGAGGTAGCCATTATAATAGGAGCTAGAATAAGAATTATTATATGATGAAGCCATTGTTCATGTATTTCAGGCATATATATTTTTCGCTCTTTGCCATGCTCATATATTATTTTAGGTTTTCGCTCTAATGGGATATATCTTAATTCTGGATTAGTTACTTTTATTCCTTCCGGTTTTGTGTTTAAAATCATAATGCGCATCTTTTGAACCTCTTCATCAAGATGCGCATCAATGTATATTATTTCTTTTCTTTTAGTCTTATGTTTCCTTAAATTCTTATATGCTTTTCTGATTATTCCTTCATCAAGCATTTTACGATACAGATATTTGTACTGTTTCATTTTGTACTCCTATAAAGATATTTTATCTTCTATCCTTTACAGACAGCAGGTGCGACCGCTTTACTGTCTGTCCTGCATCAAGTTAATTTCCACTAGCCATACCAGTTATGGCGGCATATACGTTTTTCAACGTCCAGCGGTGTAGGATCTTAATTGATTTTATATTACTATTCCGTGGATAGAATATAAGGCAGCGCCGATGTTCCAGTTCGCATTACCAGCAACATTGTTCAGATTGCGCGTGCGTGGACCCGCATTCAGGCCATTGTTGCAATTACCGAACGCAAGCGAAACCGCCCCGAAAGAAAACATCAATTACAACCCCTTATTTATAATTCAATTTTACTAAATTATATGGGGGAATTGTGCTACGCACACCCCCACACCCCCTAAGCGGCAGCGCCGGCAGGTGGAAGCAGAAGAAAGGCAGCGCCGACGTCCCAGCGCACATGACCAGCAACATTGCCCAGAAGGCGCGTGCGCGGACCCGCAATCAGGCCAGTGCCGCAAACACCGAAAGCAAGCGAAACCGCCGTTATATTCTTATTTATAATAATACCATCGCACCCTCCTGTTGCTGTACTTCCATTGAATGGCATTTCCGCTACTGCTCCATAGCCAGGTACCGAAACATATCTATGTGGATAATGCCAGTTAGTATCTCCAATAGTGTATTTAATACCTGTACTTTCATAGCTTGCACCTGATATATCATATGTATAATTCTTGCTTACTTTAAGTTCTCCATTCACACATATAACATAAGGGTCTCTCATCCACTGGTTATAAGAGCCTAGAACAATAGAGTGAAATATCTTATTAAGACTTCTACCATCATTAGTTCCATAGAACTGACCGCCGTTTACTACTGCATTTCTTTTAACTCCATAAGTCGGTTCTTGGCTTTGATCGTATCCGTTGCAGTTTCCTGTTCCATATACTTCCTGTAAGTTACAGTTTTTTCCAAACATCAGCATAAGGTCAATTAACGTACTGACAATAGGTCCTCCGAAAAATCTAGCTCTTGAACCAACGGCATCTATTGCTGCCTTTTCCTCTGTTGTATTTTTGTTATACACAGGCTGATTACCTGATATACATTTCATCTTATCTTTTATGATTGAACCATAGAACATAGGAATCCATACACCTTCAAGTTCGTTATTATCAGAGTCCATAAAACCTACCGGTTCAAAACCATCTGCTTTCTCAAATCTGAATAATACATATCTGTCATCACCTGAGGTATATTCTTTCTTGTATATTTTCTGTGCCCAGGCAAATGCTCCACCGTCATAATCTACATTTGCAACGTCTGATGCTGTGCCATCTTCCCTTTTTGTGTAATCATTTTCGTTTAATCTATAATCTGCAGTACCATCTGACCTTACCATATACGGCTTGTTGGCCTTAAGCCATGGAAAGTCAACCCAGCTTCCAAGCGAATAACCTCCGCCCTTAGTTACTGTAATAGGTATATAATTCTTATTTGCTCCAATATATTCAATTCTCTGACCTGGTGCAAGTATCTCATTATGCTCAATGAATCCATACACAGATTCAGATTTTATAATATTAAGTATTTCTTCAAGTGTATCTTGTCTTGCAATATTAACTTTATTTCCCATCTTTAAACCTCCTCATAGTACATATTTCCATTATTTATACCAAGCTTGTATCTAGCTTTAGTTGTATCATCTGTTATTATATTTGCCTCCGATGCAAGAAGTGCTGCACCTGCAGTCTGAATTGTAACCTGAGTACTATTATCAACTGTTGCATAATAATCCTGTACAATCTGTGCTGGATTATATCCGTTATAAGGTGGCATAAAATCTCCATTGTCGCCTGCAACAACCGCGATAGAATATAATACTTCCTCACTATCTGCTGCCCCCTGTGGTTTTGCAAATAAACCAATTTCATTAATGTAATATCCAGCTGATACCAATACACTCTGTTTTACAGAGTCATAATTTGTTATTAAAGCCGTCACTTTAACTGAATGTTCACTATATACATTTACAGCTGATAATGCATAAGCGTTTTTCTGTGACTTAAGTTTTGTTGCTTTCTGTAATGCCTGGATTGTCTTTTCAGATGAAGCATACGTTCCATTTCCTACTGCCATTCTTGTAAACTGTAGCTTAATCTGTCCTGCCTGTGCTCTTACAAGCAGATTAGCACCTTTGTTAGTCATTACAGCATTGTTAAATAACTGTGGCATATGTTTTCCTCCTATTCTTTAATCGTATTCTTATATATGCTATCAGTAGCACTTGCTACTGAAATAGCCTGTGTTACAGATTCTGATACAACATCAAGTTTTTCTCTTAATTCAGGCTGCTTCAATACTGCAATAGTTCCTGTTCCTGATATCATAGCTGCTGTTATATCTTCGCCTTTAATATTAAGTTTTTCTGTTATTACCGGCGGCGATGATACGCCTATCATAGTCATTCCTGTGTTAAATATTGCTGTTATATCTTCCTGTTTTATGTTTAATTTTTCTGTTATCGCCGGTGATATAACCGCTGATGAATCAGCTACCGAATAATTTATTACTGATTCTATATCTCTATTTTCCTTGTATCCATCTCTGATAGCAGCCGGAATATAAGTTGCTAACAACCCAAAGCACGGGTATATTATCTGATTGTTTTCCCTATGTATTTCAATGGCTCTTATATGCGATCTTGTGTTTATCACCTTACGAAGCATTGAGCTGAACTGTGCATTCATGTTTTCTGTCATTTGTGCATTAGTTTTTATTTTGAAATAATATGGTTCATCATCATACTCAAACCACTCCTGGATTGTGCCCTCACCAAATACAGCCGTTATAAGCTCTTCTACTGCTGCCGGAGTTCCAGCACTCATATGCCATACAATCGCATTCTTCACAATCTTTCTTTTTGATTCTATATCAAGTTCTGGCGCATAATATTGTGCATCAAGTTCAGCAGCAAGCATGTCAAGTACATTGTCATCAGCACTATCAAGAGTTGAATATATACTTATTGTGTTACTGTAAGATAGAAGCCTGTATATAGCATTTGATATCGCATAACTTAAAGCTTTCACTTCTGGCATAGCTGTAAAATAATCAGGAAGGATATCTGTTATATTGCTTTCTAAAAGATTAACCATCTTCTATGCCTCCGTAAGTAATTGTGATTGTTCCACACTTTGCTAATGTATCATTGCCTAATACAGTAAAAGCAGGTGACTCAACATTCACACGTTTTGCCCCTGCTTCCATAATTTTCTGTATTAAATATGATGGATTTATATCTCTTCCTATCTTTTTTGTCTGCCATTTGTTATACGCCCGGACTGCTGCCTCAACATTAGACTGTATGGCCGTTACTGCTGTTTCGTCTTCTCTTCCAATGTAATAAGTAACCTTTATATTATACGTATATTCCTTAGGTATTTTAACTTTAATATTATCTGTTAGAGGTCTTATGCTTCTGTTATTTAATGCTTCCTGAACTTTCGTTATAAGTCCTTCTTCCGGAACTTTGCCATTTGATGTAAATAATATATCAACTTCACCCGCTGTATCAGACCTTACAACCACATCATCTATTGAACTATCTACCTGTTTAACATGATATTCATATGCCCCTGATGGACCGGCAGTTGAATATGAATTAGATACATTAAACAGCCTATCTCTAAGTGAATCATCACTTTCTGCATCACAGCCTCCTGATGTTAAAGAGGTATTCTTAACTGTTACAACATAAGGTAATGTGTTAACAAGTTTATTTATCTCTCCTTCTTCAAATCCATTACCGCGCAATCCCGGTGTTGTGCACGTCGCTGTTACTGTTACTTCTCTTTCTCCTGCAGGAATCTCAACATATTTGTTTGTCGCATAAAATATATTATTGCCATTAGTTGCACGTGTACCTGCAGGTATGCTCACAGCTGACTGTAACACTTGCGCTATGCTGAACTTTAAAATAGTTGTTGCCGGTTTTGACTTAATCCTTGATATACCTTTTAAAGCACATAGATTATCAAGATAATCTCTTTTTGCATACTTTAAAAAGCTCATCTTTCCTGCTCTGTCTGCATATTGCATAGCCTGATATATCTGTAATGCACAGGCATACATGATAAGTCTGAATGGATCGCTTTTTGCTAATGATATGTCTTTCCCCGTTAGTTCTTTATACTTGCTTTGATAATCATTAATCATCTGGCTTAATACATCTTCTATTTTTTCATCTTTTATAAAGCTTATATCCGGAAATTTCTCCGTTACTACACTCATGCGCTATTCCCTTTCTTAAGATATATATGTGGCTTCAACTGTCCGTCTTCTGCTACATCATATTCAATCTTACTTATGCTCACTCTTGGTTCATATGTTCTTGTCTTCTGTATAATCTCAACTGAAAGCTTATTTTTAGCAACCTCTGTTGGATATCCCATAATCTCATTAGTATTAATGCCAAAGTTTCTGTCAAGAGGCATTGTTCCAGCTATCACAGAGTATAAAGTTTTAAGACATCTTGAAATATCTTCCAGTTCATCTTTGCCGAAACCCTTTTCCTCAACATCAATAACAGTTTCCATATGCACGCACCTCCTACAAATATTCCTGAAGAGTAATATTAACCTTAGCCTGTACAACACATCCATCTGCTATGATTTTATCGTAAGATTCACTAACAGAAGTTATCTTCCAGTCATATTTTCCTATCATCTTCCCACCTAATACGAATGGGAAATGTTCTCCATTTTCAACTGCCTGCTCAATTCTTTCTAATGTATCTCGTGGACGTACTCCGTGGTTTGCTGACAATGTTATTGAAAAAGACATATCGGATAAATCAGCGCCAAGGAATTCAGACCTTGCTTTACCGCCTATAACATCATGTGTCGTCCATCTTCCTTTCACTTCGCGCGACAACGAATTAAATGTCTGTATCTTATCGCTACTAACTTCAAACGTAATAAGGCTACCTAAGTTTCCAACTACCATTTATGTACCTGCTTTCTTTTCAAGCTCTGCTATCTTCTTTTCAAGTTCCTCTATCTTAGCTGAATTATCCATTTTTTCTACTTTTTCCTCTAAAGCTGTTGTTTTAGTATCAAGTTTATCAACCGAAGCTGTTAGTGATTTTATCTGTTTGGAAAGTTCGTTAAACTTCTGTACGATTTCCTTAACAGATATTCCAGTAGAGCCTGCTGTAAAATCAATGTCTCCATCGGAAGTTACATAACACCCATTTCCGAAATCTTTACGATATCCTGATGCAGCCGAAGGTGTATTACCATCATAATAATATGTTCCCAACACTATCCCTTTACTGCTGCCATTATCAAAGTGCAACGTAACAACCCTGGAACCAACGTCCGGCAACGAACACTCATTATTCATAGTTAACATAGGCAGTTCAAGTGATGATGTATCTGTATCTTCGTATGTAACTTTTACTCTGCCTGTTTGAGAATAAGTCTCAATAACTCTGCCAACTCTTAATTCCATATAGCCTCACTTTCTCATACTTTGCATTATCTGATTTTCACATCTTTGTTAATCTTCATTTTTATATTTTATAAAAATCCTGTCTAAGGTATGGTTAACTCCTCGCCCGGCCATATCCAATGACCACTATCCGAACTATCAAAACCGTGGTCCTGCGCTGTTGATTCTATCGTATCAACATTAGCATCATATATTTCTGTATATCTTATACCAGCTCCATAAAAGTCAGAAGCTATGTCCCAAAGCGTATCTCCGGATTCAACTACATATACTGTACCTGTATCATCTTCCGCTGCATCTTCCGTATATTCCGGTTCCACGTAAACCGGTGCCGATATGATTATAGGATCTTGCACCTTATGCATTGTAAGCTTCTGCTTATATCCACTGCCAATATCATGCTTAATGCTGTCTATATAGTATTTTCCGTTAATTTTTCCAAGACCGGTTACGTCAATACATTGTGTTGCAACTATATCAGGATTGGCCATAATCGTAACTGACAGCTTTTCTATATCACGATTAGCTGCATTAATCTTTGCAGCCGCCTGAAGCTGCGCATCATATTCACTTGAAGACTGCATATTCATATAATATGTTCTTCCTGACTCTCCCACAAAGACATTGATAGTATCATCATTATCAGGATTAGAATAACTTAATTTAACTCCTGTATATGTTCCCTCAATAGTATCATTGTAGCTCCAGGCGGACATATCGCTTTCATCCATAGTCAGTACTGAATCTTTCTTCTCATACATTACAATGTCAAATATAACAGCCTTGTGATTGTAGGTTTTCATCCCTAATCCATACTTTTCACATAATGATAAAAGAAAACTACTGTCTGCCTGGTCTTTCTGCTCCACTTCTGATATGTTTATATCATCTGCATCGTAATATAGCTCTATCCCAGCCCTGTCTGCTATCTTCTGCGCTATATCCCTTATTGTTGTATCTGTGTAAGTTTCTGTCCTTTGAAGTGACTTAAAATCGTCATTCTGTGGTGCGCTTACCATCCCAATATTACATTTAAGACCTCTTCCGGAAAAACTTATATCATCAATTATAAAAGTGCCAAAGTCATTATTAACTTCTTCGTTTTCGTTATTCCAGTTATGCAGCTTTATTCCAAGTCTAAAGTCTGCGCCTTTTTTAGGATAATATGTTGTAAGCCAGTCTTTGTTAATATCATTTAATGTTATGTTTGCGCTGTCAGACTGTCCGCTTGCCACATCTGTGTATGAAAGTGATGATATATTATCTTTTATCATACTTCCAAGTTCTGGGTGAGATTCACCAAGTACTTCAACTCTTGTGCTCGTTGTAGTTGTGATAACTTCTGTTGTTCCACCCCCAAGTCCCGGTATAATTAATTCTTCACCAGGCCATATCCAATGACCGCTGTCAGAACTATCAAAACCGTGGTCCTGCGCTGTTGCTTCTATCGTATCAACATTAGCATCATATATCTCTGTATATCTTATACCAGCTCCAAGGAAGTCTGATGCTATTCCCCAGAGTGTATCTCCGGATTCGACGGTATATGTTCCATTATCATCTGACTCTTCTATTGTTGTTGTGATTGTTTCTGTCACAACCTGTCTGTATGTTCCATCATATTCTATCAATGCCTCAACATTTCTGGGTAGTGCCATTATGACCTCCAATCTGGAAGAACCTTTGTTTTCTGTGGTTTATCCTCAATAATAAGTTCCTCTCCCGCTGGAAAAACAAATACGTCTATCTTATCCTGATTATTGGCCATAAGAAAAGAGGTGTAGTTTTCAGATCCATACACCTCTTTAGCTATTCTATCCCAGGTATCGCCAGACACAGTTATATATGTCTTTGCCATAAATTCTTAGAAAGAACTCCTTCCATTTTGTTTTATATACCTTTGCATTAATTCTTCAAACTGGCTTTCAGATATACTAAGCGCATCCTGTATATCTTCCCTGCTTGGCGCCGCTCCATAGAATTGAAGCGTAGGCTTATACTCAACAGTTATGGAATTATCCGTAGAAGTGCCAGCCACATCAGAGCTTGGTAAGTTTCCTCTCATATCAATAAGATTCTGGCTCTGCTGCCACATAGATACAGCGTTATCTCCGCCCTGTTTTGCAAGTCTGTCACTTAGCCCTGATAATTCACCTGCCTGTTGCCATAACGCTATGCCATCAGCTCCGGTATTTGTATACATATCACCATTGTAAAATGCCGAAAGATTATTAATATCATCATATACCGGATTAAGGTTTATTCTTACATTGGCATCGATGTTTTCCAATGAAATACCAGATAATATACTACCAACTTCATCATACAGATTGTTGATGTATTGCATATTATCTTCGCCTGTATTTACACCTAGCAATCTTCCTGTCTCTTCCCAGAGTGATATTGCATTTGCACTTCCATCAATAGGAATAGCTGCTTCCATTCCATCCTCACAAAATGCTGCCAAATGTGGCTCGTTAAATATACCGCCTTCTGCGTGTCCTGGTATATTCATCTTAAAGCCGCCATTTTCTTCAATGTAATCTGTACTCCAAGGTCCTGTAAGATTGCCAACATCATCATATACCGGATTAAGATTTATTCTTACATTGGCATCTACATCTATCCCCTTTGAGAAGATATTATTAAGTGCATTGTCAACCTCATTATACAAGTTATCGCACGCATCCGTAGCATAAGAAGCATTATCCTCTATTGCACTTGCAACCTGTACTGGAAACTGCTTTCCCTGTTCAGATAATATATTAAGTATTGAATCATACTTATCCGTGTTAGCTATCGAATCACCAACAGCATTCATAACTGCATCAGAGCTTCCGGACAGTGCAAGCAAAGCTTCATAGTCATTCATTCCCTCTGCAAGCGCCTGTGGAATCTCCTGACCTTTAGCCTTATATTCATCAATCGTGCCCTGCATTTCTTCCATAGTAGGCTTTAATGAATCAAGTAGCTGTGATATTGCTTTCCTATCGCTTGTGTCAAGATAGGTTGTATTTGACATTGTGTCATACACCATCTGCCACATAGCGCCTGTTTTATCCTGCCAAGACTGTATATATTCATCTCCGAACTGTTCATCAAGCGTTTCTTCCCACTTTTTCTTAGCTTCGCTTATCTGGTCGCCATACGCATCTGTTATCGTATTAAGCTGGAATTCTGCTGCCTTCTGCTGAATGTTAGATACATTATCAAGATACTTCTGTTTTAAAGCATCTATCGCATTGTTATATTCTTCATCAGACAGATAATCTCCTGCCTCATATGCTGCTTTGATTGAAGCAAAGTTCTTAACATATGCATCCTTATAAGTCTTTGTAGCCTCTTCAATCTGTTCATTAAGCTCCTGCTGTAAATTCTGAAATGTATCACTTGTTAACTCTTTGCCTGAATAATCAAGCTCCAGCATAGACATTTTTGCCTCAAACTCACCTGTTGCAAGCTGTTCCTGTACTTCTGCCATAGATGCCTGAATATTAGATATAGTCTGTGCCTCATCAATATCAAGAAAGCCATCATTAAATGCATCTGTTACTGCAGCATTAAGTTCTGTTCCTAACTCCGCAAGCTGATCATATTTATCCTGGTAAAACTGATTAACCTTAGCAACAACATCCTTACTTTCTGTATCATTTTCATTGAACCCAATTGAAAGATTAAGAGCTACTGCATATTGTGACTGCTGTGCATAATTCTGTGCCGCTGCCACGTACTCATTAATAGCTGTCTTATAATCTTCCTGTTCGCTTTTATCAAGCCTAATTCCGACTGATACCTTCCAGTTGAGCTTATCTAGCTTAGAAACTGATTCCTGTATAGTAGCCGATATATCGTCCAGCTCATCAAAAGCTGATAGTGCTTTTTCAACTGCAGATAAGTTCCCGGTGCTTATAATTCCTTTTGCCACCTTATCAAGTTCCTGCAACGATAGTGTTAATTCTCCAAAATGTCCTTTTAGATTGTTCTTAACAACTTCACGTTGTATATTGTTATATGTGTATATCGCAGCACTAAGACCTGTTACAGCCGTAGTTACTCCAATAATCCCCCAGGAAGCCGGTGTAAGCTTTGCTATTGCGGCTGTTATATGCGATAAGGAGGAAGCTATCTTATATGATACAAGTGCTGTTCCAACTCCTTCCACAACGCCTATAACAGCAGCCTTATTCTTTATCATCCACTCTCCATTGCTCTTAAGAGTACTGAAAAAAGCAGCAACAGGCTTTCCATTTGTTGTTATATTTCTTTTCAATGTTGGTATCTTAACGCTAATATCATCAATCCACTTACTTATACCATCTGCACCACTTATCTTATTATTCAGTTCTTCTATCTCATCAGCAGTAAAACCTATTACATCAACCAAAGGCTCCCTTAAATCTTCATAAGCTGCTATTCCAAGATTAACAAAAGAATTCTTCATAACCTGCAGCTTGCTATCAACAGTTTCATACCTCTTTCCAGCTTCTATCGCCAGAGCTGTATTTTCATCCCAGGCTGTATTAGCTGTATCTATCGCATTACTCATAACTCCGTGCGCATTAGCCAGGGCAAGTATCGTATTAGTAAGACGTACTTCTTTTATTCCCATATCATTAAGAACAGCAACTGCCGACTTTCCATTTCTTTCTGTATCATTAAGACCATCAATAAATGCAGATAGAGCAACTACTGCATCATTCTTAAATGTCTGTGAGAACGTTTCTCCTGTCATATTGGCCACACTTGCAAAGCTTTCAAGGTCTCCTGAACCTGTTTCAACTGCAACCTGTATCTTTCTTAACAGCTTACTCATAGTTGAACCGCCTGATTCTGCCTCTATTCCGACAGAACTCATAGCTGTTGCAAGTGCCATAATCTGTGCTTCTGACAATCCAACAATATCACCAGTTGAGGCTAACCTTGTGGCCATAGTTACTATATCTTCCTCTGTTGTAGCGAAGTTATTACCAAGGTCAACTATAACTGACCCAAGCCTTTCATAATTGCTTACACCATTCTCGTCAAAGTCAGGCATACTTACAACATTCGCAAACTTAGCCAGGGCCGTTGCTGCTTCCTCTGCGCTTAAGTTAGTAGATACACCTAAATTAATCATAGTCTTAGTGAAGTCTGTCAAAGATTCAGTTGCTATTCCTAACTGTCCTGCTATTTCCATAACACCAGCAATATCAGATGCACTTGATGGAATCTCCTCTGACATATCAAGAATATTCTGTCTTAACTTTGCATACTCCTCATCCGTAGCATCAACTGTCTTTTTTACTCCGGTAAATGCCGTCTCGAATTCCTTTCCAACCGCAACTGATGCAACAGTAGCCGCTGCTACCGCTGCACCTGCCACGCCTGCAGCTGTTGCTATTGCGCCAAAGCACTTCTTTCCGGCATTCATAGTTGCATCAAAGCCTTTATCAAGCGTAATAAAATTTTTATCCATAGCAAGAATATTAGCTTTTAATGCTGTATTTGCTGTGGCAAGACTGGCATTAAAGGACTTATCAATAACTCCTGCTATTCTTATTGCCAGCTTGTATTCTTTTCCTTTTGTTGCCAATCTCGATCACATCCTTTATCGTATCTAATAATTCATCAAGTGGTAATGAATTGAAGTAATCTATCCCTGTATTAGTTGCGATAGATAATTCAATCATTACCTTTCTTAACTCATCTATCTCATCCGGGCTTATTCCGCACCAAATAAAAACCCCAATACAGCATTCTTTACTGCCATACTTTCACTGGCCGGAAGAGCTGTAAAGAACTCAATCGGAAGACTTGCACCTCTCGCTGCTATCTCTGTTGCATATTCAAGAGTTACCTCTGGCATAACATCAATGCCACTTGATGTTCTCTTCATTCTCTTATTAATCGCAATCATATCTGCTGCTGTAAGCTCTCTAAGACCTCGAAGGTCTATTTCCTTATATTCCACTCTTTCAAATGTATAAGGCTTCTTAAGCTTAATTACTAATTCATCCTGTTCTTCTTCAACATCATTAGAGGCTGCCGTTTCAACAACAGCAGCCTCCGATTCCATATTCTTTTCTATATTATTTTTAGTTGTTAATTCCATTAGCACTGTGACCTCACTTTCTCAAGCAAATCTTTTCCATTTACAGTAAATACCGAATTGAGCTTGTCATATTCAATAACTGTGTTGCCATCTATTTCTATAAGAATATAAAACAGTTCAAACTTAAGCTTAGCTTCCATCTGCTTGCCTCTTTCGATTTTGCCAGGCTCAAAAGACTTAAAACGTCCTCTTTCAACGATTCTCATACTTACATAATCTAAAGCACCTGATGACTTTACAGTAGATTGTTGCGAAGCTCTGAACGTAATATCAACAGGCTGTGTAGGATCCATAAGATTAAACATATCACTTTCAAGCGTTCTGAAAGCAAGCTCCTGCTCCATTGAGCTGTAATTTCCTACTACTCCTGTTTCGTATTCTCCAAGAACTCCAGCACCAGACATTGTTTCTGTAACTGCATCAAAGTTAGGAAGCGTATGACTTCCTGATATTCCAATAAACTTATTTCCATTGTTATATACATTAAAATCATTAATAACTTCTGGTATGTTTGCTATACTCATAATTATTCACCTCCAAGTGCTGCTTCTAACATAGTTGGGTCAAACTCTAATACATCTAAGATATACTCTGCTGGTGTATAAGGTGCTATATACTGCTTAAACACTATTGTTCCATTAATAACATTTCCTGTTGGATTATCTTCCCTGTTATATACAGTTTTAGCACCTGCACACTTGCCCTGGCTTACAAGGCTGTTACCTCTTACGTTCTCTGAATCTACGATAGATTCAATAAGTCTGTAGTTCGCCGGATCATCCACCTTATCAAGGTATGTAGCCAAGAAGCTGTTAGCATACCAGTCAAAGAATCTTCTGCAGCATATCCAGCGGTCCTTAGGATCGGTTGTGCCAGGATAAGCGGCTGTATTATTGCCCCAGGACTTAAATGTGCCATTAAGACTTATAGCTGTAACAATGCCTACTGCATTAAGTTCATTCGCCTGTGTTATATCAAGATTAATCTCTGTTCCATCATGTAAAACAGCAGCGCTTACCTTAATATCCTCGTTTGATGGGGATATGTTAGGTATGGATCCATTGTTATAATCAAGAAGACAAGTCATAGCAGCATATATTGCCGAATAATACATAGTCTTTCCACCATATGAAACCATAGGCCATAAACATATATCGTTTGAAGAATAGCCGCTGTCTTTCTTGACCTTTTCAACATCTGTATACTTAGTTGCTTTCTTAGTATCAATATCAAGCACCGCTCTGCATTTGAATAATCCACTAAGCTTCTCTTCTTTTCCCATAAGTGCCATGCCAACTGATGGCATCTGTGACCAGCCAGGTGCAAGCAGGAAGTTTACTCTTACCCCAAACATAGGAAATACTCGTCTTGCAAGCTCAATACCTGTTTCTTTTCCTGTTGAAGCATCATATGAACCAATAATATCCTTATCAGTTACAGCACTAGGATCTATTGCTGTTCCTGTTAACTGCACACTAGATACTGCTTCCTTGATTACAGTTACAACAACATATCCATCTTCGTTAAATTCTACTGTATAATCAGTATCTTTCACTAAAGCAGTTGAACTGCCATCTGTAACCTTAAGATTGTTAAGCATTACTCCTTTCTTGGTAGATACTGCCTGCTCTCCTACAACTGTAATTGTTTCTGTATATTCAGTTTTATGTTTAGCAGGATCCAGTACATTGCATATAACCACAGGTCCAATCTTGAACACTTTGAAGAATGCATCCATAGCCTGGCATAATGTATAATTCTCGTAATCATCCGAATAGCCTACCGCTGCCTGTGCCTCAGCAAATGTGTTGCAAAGAAATAACTTATTTGTAGCTTTCTGTGGGTCTGCTGCCATATTGACAGGTGCTGTACCAAAGATAATAGGCACTTCACTTGTATTCAAAGTCGGTGTAGGTATACTTGTAGGATTCTCCAATACCGAAATTCCATGATTATAACTCATTCTTATCTTACCTCCTTAAATCTGTTTCTTGTCTGTGTGTATATAGTCTTTAATGTGCTATGTTCCTCATTAAGCTTCTTAACCGCCTCCGGCATATCGTCAATCCTAACAAGCAGCTTTTTCATAGCAGGAAAACTATCTACACATTTCTTTAATTTATCTGGTAATATTCCATCCTTGTATACAGTCGAATATCTGGCCACGCCTGATATAGTTGGTCCTATATACATAAGATTTTCTTTAGACTCTTCTTTCTTTTTAGCAATAGTCGCCATAATACGTTTCCTTTCTTATATACGGAATATTAAAAGACAATGAGCTTGAGCCTATGAAGAATGGATAATAATCATCTTCCTGTCTGGCCCAAACCCATTGTCCGTTAAAAACAGCTATTCTTCTTAAATCTGAATTTTTAGCAAATCTCTCATATATCTTCTGTAAGATATTCATAACACTTATGTGTCCTTCATTTTCAAGTCCATCATCCCATATGCATACTATGAGTACTATGTTAATCACATTAGGATCTTCATAGTTTCCGGTATGCCCACCACTTTTTAGTCTTACAATTATGTATGGCACCGGAACCTCACTTTCCTCATCTTCCTCATATGTATCAACAGTTTCACTTTCCTCATTATATTCCGGTGTTACATACTTCTGAATAGGTGTGTCCTGCATATACACATTTAAAGGTACCATCTCGCCTTTTGCATTCTTATATTCATAACCTTTAAACATCTCTTTCAGCTCATCTATTAAAGCCTGTTGTACCATTAATGGTGTCATACACATTCTCCTATCTTAAGATTCTTTGTAATTCTCTTTCAATGCTCTGTTCTAATATGTCATACATCTGTGGCCCTACAACACCATACACCCCCTGCTCCTCTCCCAGAAGCTTAGGTGTTGATAAAGAAAGCAGGTTTTTTAATGCTTCTTTATTAGGCTCGTGTCTCATTCTTGTACCTGGCACTCTTTGTGCAATGGCTACGTGACCACTCTTGTACTTAGCAACGAAAGCCTTGTACTGGTCTTTCTGCCCCGGTCTAAGATATAAGTTCTTTGCCTGATTCATTCTGTTAACATTGCCTTTATGACCTGCTTTAGGTCTATTATGAGGATTATATGCTCTGGGTGTTACCTTGTAATCATATAATTCATTAGCACCACCAGTTGATGTTACAAGGCCTTCCAGCTTTGATACTGTTGCTTTTTTCTTAGATAAGGTCTTTTTAACCTTAGTTTTTTTGATGTAATACCTCTTGTTAGCCTCCGTAGCAAGAAGCTTATCTGTTTCTTTAACTGTATCATTGATAGCCGCTTTAAGTACCTGTTTGCTTTTATCCTTCTGCATTCCAAGTGCACGTTCTATCTCTGTAAGATCTCCTACATCAACATGGTAATGAATCATACTTTATTTGCCTCCAGACTTATCGAATATATGCCTCCCTCATTAATTGCATCTGAAACAATATAAGACTTTTTATCAAACAGCATATTACGTCCAATAGCCGGAAGAGGTCCGAAATCCTTAGCGTTAACGTAAAACAATAATTCTTTAAGATAAATACCATCTCCATACAGGCTCCGTTTGTACTGATATCTTTTTTCCCTGTCTACCATCTCGTTATTATCAATGATACAAGGAATATCCCTGCCATTAACATTATGAACCTCTGCGAATTCTTCAGTATTCATAAATACTTTACGATTATCGTATGCAAGCTGTTCTTTAAAGGTCATACTATCTCCATTCTGCTGTATCAGCTCTTAACCATGCATCAATTATCTGTGGATTATCCGTTGGTAATTCTTCCCCCAGACTATATTGATGAGAAGAATACAAGATATCTGCTTTAGCATATAAGCTTAAGCATTCAGGTAAGACTTCTGATGCACTATCTTCAACACTATCATCTGATATGATATCTTCTACGCTGGCATCCATCACATTATCCTCTGTGCCTGTCTTAATATCTTCAACAGATTTAGCAGCACTTGTTTTAGTGCTGCTTTTACTATCTTTCTTAGTTGCTACTGCCATAGAACCTCCTAACCGATGTTAACAAGAATTGTGTTATCCTCAGCCGAAGAATCATATGCAGCATATCCGGCTGTAACATTAGAATCTGCTGTTGCTGTTATTCCGTTTCCGTCCCAGTAAACATTAGTGCCCTGTGTAATCTCCGCTGAATCAGTCTTAGCGAACTTAAACACATTCTTTACGTGAATGGAACCAACTTCGCCAGGATTAATATCCATTCCGGCAACTGCTATTCTAGTCTTAAGACTTACAATAGAGCCTGCTTCAATTACGTTTGAAGTTGTATTCTTATAGTCGAGGTCTTCACCTCTCTGCCAATATATAGCTTTAGACATACTCTTTTCTCCCTTCTGTCATTACTTAATAGGATTGTTGATTACCTTACCTGGATTCTTAATAACACCTCTGTAATCAAGTACAGTAATTCCCCAGTCAAGATATATATCCCAACTAATACCAAGTTTTCCAACCTGTTCAGATCTTCTTATAATTGGTACTTTATTTCCATTTAGGTAATCAACCTGCATAAAATCTACATCGTCTTTATTACCTACAAGGAACCAAGGCATTGTATTTCCTAATCCACCACATAATACATTAATAGTTCCATCTTCTACTATATCAATGCTCTTAGCATATCTGTAAAGTGGGTTTGCTGCTTGTGTATTACCTTCTGTATTGATGGTTGTACTATTGAAAAGTGTATACATTTCAAATGCCATTCCAACAGGAACAATTAATGTTGCCGGTCTTATAATTATCGCTTCGCCTTCTGGATCGGTCTGTGACTGTAATGCAAGCATCATAGCCTGTACTGATTCCATTGTAATGCCAGTTCCTGTTGTTATAATATTTCCGTGCTGCTTATCGAAGAGTTTAACACCATCATATATAGCCGGCGAATTAACAAGAATCTGATAGCACTGCTTGTTAATAGTCTTCTTAGCTGCCTTTGAATATCTTGATGGCAAACCGGTCACAAGGTCAATATCATCATTGATAAACGCCTGTCTTGATAATGAGAACTGACGTCCATAGGTCTTAAGTTGTCTCTGTGGAAGCTTAGTATCAGTTCTTGAATCTGCTTTAAGTTCTCCGTTTTCAGGAACTTCAAGAAGTTCTCCAGCAGAGCCTGCAAGATAGTAATGATCTGTTTTCTTAAAGTCCTTTAATGAGCCTTCCTGTGTCCAGGCATCAAATGTAGCTGCAGCTTTATTATAACCTTCCTTTATTGACTTATTGATTGCATCATCAAGAATGGCTGGGAAGGCTGCTGTTGGATTAGCAAAATCTCTCTGTGCATAATCGTACAGAAAATCAGAACTCATTCTCAAGAATCTTCCTCTGTTATCAGCACTTGAAGATTCAATATATAAATCTCTAAGAGACATTCCTCTTAAATCTCTTGCACCTTCTGCTGGCTTTTCAACAGTTAAACCCATTCTAAGCAAAAGCGCATCAGATGCTGCTGCTCTGAACTTATCTTCCTCTGCTACTGTTACGTCTGCACTTCCCCTCTGTGAGATAGGTGTACTATTCTCAATCATAGAATTCATGACAGCTTCTCTTACGCTGTCAAGAGAAGCACCGCCTGATATGTAGCCTTCCATAGTTGTATCATCTACACCAAGTGAGCGGCACATTCTTGTTATTTCTGCGCATCTGCTTCTTTCAAGCGCAATATCGTTTTCAGGTGTCATTCCCATATTATTCTGACCTCTTGAATTCTGATTATCAGAACCAGGTGCTCTGATACCGTTTGAATTAATTTCAGGCTGTCCTCCTGGCTGTGGCTGTTCTTCAGCCGCTTCTGCAATCTGTCTTGACAAGTTATCGAATTCTGTCTGTTCTACTGCAGTAAATTCTCTATGTTCACCTCTTGCTAACGAGAGAAGTTCCTGCTGTCTTAGAATCATCTGTTTAAGATTCATATCATTTTGCCTCCTGTTAATATAAGATTTTTATTTATCTGGAGCTGCCTCTCGTTAAGATAGAAGCTGCTTACTCCCTCCTCTTCATATGACCTGCCGACACCAACAGTCTCATCCGCCGGTATGCTTACTATGGATATCTCAAATGGAGTCCATTTCTTAGCTATCCTGCAAGGTCCTTTAAATCTGCCATCCAAGGATACTGCCTTGTCTTCTACACTCTCCCAAACAGATATGTTGTAACCAACTGATACTCCTTTTAGTGTCTGGTTGAGTACCTTCTGATAAATTACTTCTGATTGTTCGTCCTTATCGAACTCTATCTGTGCATGTCCTTTGTTGTCCTCAATCCACGCTTTTATAATCTTTCCCAGGATTACATCTCTGTTATGGTTAAACAAAACAACGCCGATTGAATTTAACCTGGTTAAATCAACGGCGCCGTCTGTGTGTGATAATATTTCATCCCCAAAATACCGGGGATATGGTTTTTCTGATGAGAAAGTTAATTCAAACTTTCTCTCATTCCCTTCTCCTTCCATCTGCCGGATATTACAATCCGTGATGGAGCGTTCAAGATATTCATTCTTTTTTCTGTATTCCAAATACAACACCTCCCATATCAATTCCTTTTTCATTACCATAATTAAGAACTTCTGCCATATCATCTATCTGGTCTTTCCAGTCACGACCATTCTCTGCTGCAATCTGCTTGAATGTTTTCTGTCCTGTCATTAAAGCAATCTTGTTAGCACTAGATTCCTTAGCAGGGTCAATCCAAGGCTTTGGCTCTTTTATCCACTCATGTTCAAAATATTCATCCTTGTGTTCCCAGAAGCCTGGGATATTAATATAACCCGATAATATAAGCGAAATAACGAATGTTTCGTATATTTCATCAATAATCTCCTTAATCAGCTCAATATCTTCCTGATAAGTGAGATCATCTTCAATAATATTCTGTCTTGCAGATGAATAAGTGCTCTCCGCCATATCCCTGCTTGTTGCTTCATAGCTTAAGCCCTGGCTTGCACTTATCATTCTCTGTTCAAGTTTAGTGTAACTTGTTGCATCTGCGCTCTGTCCTGCTGGATTAACAACCTGTATTTCATCACCGGCATTAAGCTCTTTCATCATACCAGGTGCGATTGTTTTTCCCTCATAGCTCATCCTTTTTCCATTAGCATTTCCTGTTTCTCTTCCAAGTCCACCATTAATTCCCTGTGTTGGAAGCATCCTCTTAATGAATACTGCAAGACAGGCCAATATTCTTTCTTTGACCGATACAGCCGTTATGAATTCATTAACATCCCTTATTCGTGGGATTGTTGGTGCCATATCAGATATTTCCCTTACCTGTGAAGGTCTTTTTTTCGTAAAGTAAAAGATTACATCCTTTGCTTCAACATATACTGGATTGTTTATGTTATATCCATTTATGTCGTATTGTTTTATAAAATACCCAACAGGAGTGTTGTAAGAATTGTATTCTATTCCTTCAACTACCTTATTGCCTTTATGCTTAGGTGCAGTCTCAGTTATATCCAGTTCATCAACCTCTATCATCTGAAGCTTAAATGGAATCATACCATCTCTTGTGTATCTTTTTATGAATAATATTCCACCATCAATCTTCTTGCGGTTAACCGCCATTCTAAGCATCTGATTAAGGCTTTGTGTCTGTGTAACATCACAGTTCTGTTTCTTACACCACTTTTTCCAGGCTTTTTCAATCTGTTTGTTAAGTTCAACATCAGGTGTCTTAGCCTGTAATATGAATCCACTGCCTATTATGTTTCTCTTCCATGCAGATGTTATTGAATTCATAATATCGCTGTTTCTTTCAAGGTCTCTGGCTCTTGCCCTTATCGTATCTCTGTTATACCTGTCAGTTATCTCCGCTGATTCATTTACCGCATGCCAGTTTCTGTTGTTACGTTCATATGAACCTGCATCATAACTATCAAAAGACCTTAGCCCTTCTACAGCAATCTTGTATACTTCCCTTTCATATGCAGCCTTAGGAGATACCGCTGCAACTATATTGTCTATAAATCCCATATGCTACCTTCCGCTAAAATCTGCCACATAGCAATCATCCAGAAGTCCGGTGTGATTGTTTGCCGCTGCTAATTGTGCTGTTAAATCATTTTTTATGTCATAGAGCTGTTTCAGATCTGCCCTCGTTAAACTTTTTGAACCTATATTATAACTCTGTCCGCCACTAGCGATTGCAATAATGGCTTTATTCACCTCGTCAAGCATCTCTTTAGTTGAATTAGTTGAATTGTCTGCCATATATGTTCCTCCTACTGGTCTAACCAATTTTCATTTTTTTCTATCCATTGTTCTTCCGGTAGCTTATATTCCGGTACTGTCACATCCTCTTCATTCATCAGATGCAACTGACGTACACCAAGAATATCTGCTGCCGCCGCATTATACACTTCTGTATCAAGATAATGATTGTCTGCATGGTTCGTTTTAGTCTGCCATACCTGTTTAGTAGTATTTCCACGCTTAACACTAACCTTGTGTTCTGCTGTTACCTGTGTTGCATATTCCATATCGCAGCCCTTATATACCATCCAGCTTCCTCGTCCATTAGGTCGCTGCATCCTTCCAGCAATCATATCTTTATATGCTCCGCCATCCACAAGTACTAAGGTTATACCCATAGCTTTACTATCCGGTCTGTTGACTTTACTTAGCTTATAGTTAGATAACTGTGCATGTGATGAACCTTTAACAGGCAGTGCATAATCTGAATGCGTAGCACAAAAATCATATACCATATCTGTCTGATCGCCTGAATCAACCAGGCAAAGATTAACTATCATAGGTTCACCATTCTCATTCATGTACTGTGCATTCATAACATTATCTATATCATCAAATGATAATGCCTGACCATGTGCTACATTCTGGCTTGTAAGATAATCTCCCCAGGCACGTATAGACCAATATAGTGAACTCTCCTGAACATCAACACCAGCCGTAAGCAACTTCGCCCATGATGGGACAATGTACTCTGGTAATTCTGTCTGCCTTTCAAGCACAAGTTCTGCACTTGTCTTAAGCTTGGTATCTTCCCAAGGCTCTGCCAGCCACGAATTGATAAAATTCTGAAATGTTTCAGGATCATCTTTTGTAGTAAGAAATTCTTTTACTATATCCGCCCATCTGACGAATGGACTATATAATGTATTAATCCAGAATACTACTGAACGGACATACTTTGTGTTATGACGAACTATTCTCCACTCGCCATGCCGAATCATATTATTCTTATCAGCATCCGTGATTATACAGCCACATTCCTGGCATACATAAGTTGCAAACTCTGCTCTGTCTATATAGCTCATATCTTCTTCATCTGGAAATCTGATATTAGAAAACTTAAGTTCTATATATTCGCCACAATGAGGACATGGAACAAAATAATGTTTTTCAATATCCGCACTTTCTTTTTCTTTCCAGATATGGCCAGTCTTAAGAGTTGGCGTACTTGTTATATATATCTTTTTGTCATGGAACGTCTTAGTTCTTTCAATAGCCAGCTTGATAGGATCGGCTTCTTTTCCACTACTTCCAGGGTACTTGTCTACCTCATCCATCAATACAAAACGAATAGGCTTACTTGATAAGCCAGATGGCGAATTAGAACCTGCTAACGTCAGATACATTCCATCGAACTGTAATTCCAATAATTGCGAATTCTCATCAAATCTTTTTGCAAGCTCCGGTGTGATTTTAAGCATTGGCTGTAATCTGTTTTCAGAAACCGACTTAGCAAGAATTTCTGTCGGATATACAATCATTGTTGGTGCCGGATCCTGCATAACTATGTAACCTATCATATTCTGCAATGCTTCAGTTCCGCCCACCTGTGTTGGCTTAACGAATATAATCTTCTGTGTTTCATAGTTGTTGAATTCATCCATCACGCCAACCAGATAAGGTGTTATATCATTGCTCCAGGGACCTGGTATAGCAGATGTCTTAGAATCAAGCATTCTATATTTTTCCGCCCACTCTGATACAGTTATCTGCTCAGGTGGATTCATAAGCTGCAAGGCATCATACTGATATTGAGTTACAGGAAGCTTACGTCTTCTCATTATCTTCCTGTTCCACAACAGCAGAGATAACAAAGCTCTTTAAGAGTCTCTTAACTTCCTGCTGCATTTCGTTTTCAATCCGCCTAAGTTCTGTGGGTTCAATCAGTCCTGCAACCTGCCATGCAACTTTGTTAGGAAGAGACAGCGCGAATTTCTTAAAAGCAACAAAAAAGCGGCTATAATCAAGTTTAACCTCTTCAACGGTTATATACTTTCCAGCCGCAATATCTGTCCTCAATATGTGTAAGTCCCTTTGGGATTCTTTTAGTGCTATCTCAACCTTTAATTTCTGTTCTTTAAGTTCTGTCTCTGTCTTCGATGCTGCTTTTCCATTCGCCTTATCAGACAAGTACTTGATATATGTTTTTATGGTTTCATCTTTCTCATACTGTCTGCCTCTTTTCCCTTCAACCTGAACGCTTGAAATAACACCATCTGCTGTAAGCTGCTCTATCCTACGAGCAGTTACACCGAACAATTCAGCGATTTCCTTCTTCTCGCACATTACTTTTTTACGTGGTCTTCCTGCCGTATTAATCAGCTCCTTTATTTTTTAATTTTTATTCATTTTTTCACAATATCAAAATATCACATAACCGAGTACTTTTGAGTGCTAACTTTAATTTTTCATGTTGACTGCGTAGCGAAATGCTTTTTTTATTTTTAATTTTATCTGCAAAACGTATGCACCTTTCTCCGACCCGCATACGGGGGTGTGGGTTGGTAGTACCTACTCTATTATTGGTATATAGTCTTTGCATATAGTATATAATTGATGTGTAAATGGGGTTGTAAAGTGAAGTGCTGCCGCTGATGAGCTACGTTGTTATAAGGATTGACAGAACAGGCGCAGGCGGCAGAGCTTCCAGCGTGTTGCTATGCTGCTTATGCTTATTGTGATAGTTGGTTAAGCGGCGGCTGGTCCTGAGTGTTCGCTGTAGCGCTGCTAGGTGTTGTGGAGCTGTCGCCGCTGGTCTTATATGCTCGCTGCTCTGGCTGCCATCTGGTCCTATACGCTCGCTGCTCTGTGTTCTGTCCTGTATAGTCTGCTGATAAACTGATTTATTCTGAATAGCTTAGAATAATTCATAATCAGGAATTGAAGAAGTAAGATGTATTAATATGCTGCTGTTATCTGCTGCCAGCTCCGCCGTTCTCTTTGTGTTCTTTTAGTGTCTCTTATCTTGCTTATGTCTTTATATGCTCTTATATGTTCTTGTACTATGTCAGAGGTGCGGAGCTGTTGCCGCTGTTCTTCTCTTTTCTCAATCTGCTATCAGATTAGCAGATTGATATATATATTGCTTTTCTGTGGCTTCTGCTGCCTTATTTATCTGTTATGTATATGTTCGTATGTGGGTATGTGTTTTGATGATTGTATATTGATTTTTATATTTTGAATTTTAGAATTTAAAAAGGCGGTTGCCTTATATACAACCGCCCCTGATTTTAATATATTGTTAATCCCAGTTAATATTGTTATGGTCTGTTAATTCTTCGCTGTCTTTCTTCGCTGCTGTGATTGCTTCTATTTCGTCATCTTCTGGCTTATCTTCCGGTATAAACTTAACAACAACTTTATATATCGTGTCAATGTCTTCCTCTGGAATTAAGTCAATCATGTTTTTTAATAGCTCTTTGCTCATTGTGAAACCTCCTTAAACTCTTTTATATACTTGTCCTCTTGGTAAAATGCTATTAATTATTATTGTTTCGTCTTCGATTGTAAACAATACGCGCATATCTCCAACTCTAAGCCTATATTCTTTGTCATATCCTGATAGCTTCTTTACATCTCCAAGCGGCAGCTTTTCAATCGCTTCTTTCAATCTTCTTTTGGTTGGTTTGTCGCAAGTTTCAATATACTTAACAGCCTGCTTTTTATACTGTATATACACTGTCTCTTATACACATCTCCGAGCCCACGAGACTAAGGCGAATCTCGTAT